TAAAATGTACTTTCAATCGATTGATGATAAATCCGAATGTATTGGGGTGTATGTGGACGGGCAACTACATTTTGACAATTTTCCGGCTGATTTGACCCACACTTGGCGTTACACAGGCTCGGCTGTTGACACCGATGTAGAATATGCGTGGCTATACGCCAACGGCGCAACATTGGCCCAATGCTGCTCTGAAGAGCATTCAGAGGAGCTATCCGCTACCGAGCGCAGATTACGCGCATATATGAAGACATTCAAAATCGCAAAAGTCAATCTAAATGATCATTGCATTTTCGATCTCGTCCCTCATGACTTCTTAAAACGCTTTTGCGAGATTAAAACACAAATCACAGAACACGTTTTTGATTCTTACGAAAAACCAAAGAACTACCAGCACCTGTGCGACGTCGAAAAACTTCTCTATAAGATAAGGTACAATAGGCTCAATTTGAGTACCGATGGTTGCCGTCATTTGATGCTTTCGACTATAGAGCGCAATAAAGCGCAAGAACTGGTCAAGAACTATGCCTACATTGACTACAACCTGTTTGGTACCGTCACAGGGCGCCTCACAACCCGTCCCGGCTCGTTCCCCATACTAACAGTTAAGAAAGAGTTTAGGAAGCTCCTGAAGCCAAAGAACGACCTTTTTGTGGCATTAGATTATAATGGCGCTGAAGTGCGTATGTTTTTGGAGTTATCTGGCGAGGAACAGCCCGACTACGACATTCACGACTGGAATGCTAAGAATGTGTTTGCCAACACTTTGACTCGGGATGAGGCCAAAGTTGAGTTCTTTAGTTGGCTCTACAACTCAATAGATCACCCGGAACTTAATGAAATCTACAATAAAGTAAAAATCCTCGAGGCCCGGTATGATGGAGAGTTTGTTACTACGCCATATGACCGCAAAATAGCGGTGGACGACTTTAGGGCGCTCAATTACCTGATTCAGAGTTCAACGTCAGATCGCGTTCTTTCCAAGGCGGTTATTATAGACAAAATGCTAGAAGAGAGAAAATCTTTTGTTTCTCATATACTTCATGATGAAATTGTGATAGACTTTAACAATGAAGACAGAGATATTATAATGGAAATTAAGGAAACATTTGAAGATGGCTTCCTTAGTTCAATAAAGGCTGGTACGGATTATTTCGAACTGAAAGAGTTGGATCTATGATTGTAGTTGGACTGGGTAACGCCGCTTCCAAAATAGTAGAGAATTTCAAAGCAGTCGACAATTATAAAGTCTATCAGCTTAATAGTTCAGTCGAGCGCACCTCTAAATATAAATTTAGATTGAAGCGCCACGAAGAAGCGGAAGAATACGAGCAAAATATCCCAAATCTTAAAAAGTTTTTTAGTGAAATCAAGGGACGAGTGCAATTCTTTGTCGTGGGCTCGTCAATGAGTTCTAATTATGCGCTCGGAGTTATAGAGCAGCTTAAACACGCCGAGGTAGAGTTATTTTACATCAAGCCTGATGGAGAGCTTCTCACGGGCATGCCGAAGTTAGTAGATAAAGTGGTATTCAGCGTGATCCAGGAATATGCACGATCGGGGCTCTTGAAGTCAGCAACACTGATTAGCAACGAATTGCTCGAAAACCATCTCGGAAACGTCCCTATTAAGAAGTATTACGCCACGCTTAATCACACTATTTTCTCAACTGTTCATTATCTAAACTTCTTTGAGCACAATGAGCCGGAAATCGGAATGGTCTCGCGGCCCCTTGATATTTGTCGAATTAGAACCATCGGTTTACTTAATATGAAGAATTTAGAAGAAAAATGGCTTTTTCCACTTGACATGGACCGCGATGTATGTTATTATATGTGTATAAACAGGGATAAGTTGGAGAACGATGGAACGCTTCACAAAAAGTTGGTCGATTTGCTCAAGCAAAAACCAAGGAACGCTTTCCGAAAAATTTCGTATGCGATTTATGAAACTGAATTTGATGATTTTGGGTTCTGCGTTGCCCTTACTAACGTAGTGCAAAAATACGCTTGACAAGCTACGTCAAGTGTGTCATAATAAGGCAATAAGGAACGCTTGTTGCTAACTCATTCAACACAAAGGAGAAAAAATGGGTATTGATATGGAACTGATGCGGCGTAAGCTTGCATCCCTTCGAGGAGAAGGAAACGGAGATAACACTCCATCAGTCTGGTTTAAACCGGACGAGGGCGATACGGACATTCGTATCGTTCCAACAAACGACGGGGACCCCCTCAAGGAGATGTCTTTCCACTATAATGTGGGCGAACATCGTGGTGGTGTTCTTTGCCCGAAACGTAATTACGGCGAAGCATGCCCCATCTGCGAGTTCGCTTCCGCTTTATGGCGCGAAGGGACCTCCAACAACGACGAGGACAGCAAGAATCTTGCAAAGTCACTTTTCGTGCGTCAACGTTATTTCTCGCCTGTGGTAGTCCGCGGTCGTGAAGACGAAGGCGTCAAGGTCTATGGATACGGAAAGAAGGCTTATGAACTTCTTCTGGGCTATATCCTCGACCCAGAGTATGGTGATATTACCGATTCCGACGAAGGAACCGATATCACCCTCACATACACCAAGCCTAATAAGCCTGGTGCTTATCCACAAACGAGTCTGAAGATGCGCCGAAACACATCCCCCCTGCTCGCTGACACGGAATCCATCCCTGCCCTCCTGGATCGTGTCCCGGAGTTCGAAACCCTATTCGAACGCCTGACAAGCGATCAAGTAGGCGCGATTCTAGATGAACAACTCTCCGGCGATGGTTCTGCCGAGAGCCGTTCCAAAGAGACTACAAAATACTCCGCCAAGCCGACGAATGATGTTGACAAGGCGTTTGAGGAATTGATGTCCTAGGATAACTAGGCTTTAGTTTGTGGAAACCGCCGGCAGACCGGGAATAAATAGTCTGCCCCCCTTTTTAAACACAGGCACTCCTATGGCTGCGAAAGCTCAAGATTCTATTCGCGAAACTAAGCAAAAACTCCGATTTGGATTTGGTAAAGAAGAGCATAAGAGAGACGAAAAATATGATGCCTTCTATGGCATGCCAATCGACTTTAAGACCAGAAACACCTCGCGCGGCGCCGTTTCTACAAAAAGAAAGTTTAAATTTGAAACCTTGAAAGAGTGGGAGAATACCCTTATTGTCGTCTCCGATTATGAAATAAAGGAAGATATTCTTCAACAAGATTATCTCATTTTTCCAGAAGCCCTAGAAGAGTGGCGACGTGAAGTTTATAGAAAGTTGTGCCACCAAGATCGCGCATCTTATTATTGTCTGGATGAGGTCGACCTGCTGCGAGATGATCTGGTAAATTCAGGAGGATATAAGCCCGAACACGATAGAATTTTTGAAAAACTAAAAATCCAGATGCACCTCAATGATCCAGCGATCCCAAAGCGGCTTTTTTCGACCGAGGGTCGAGAAATGACTATACAAGGGAGAGTTATAAAAACTAAATACCCCGAAAGTTTTATAAAAGTCCCGGACAATGTTGACAAGAAGGTTTTTTTGCGAGAAACTATAGACAAATATTTAAAGGAGAAATAAATGCCACCGCGCCCAAAGCCTACCCTAGAATTAATGGTACTATATAAGTGAAGACACCATTACGATACCCCGGCGGCAAAACACGAGCAGTTAAGCACATTTTGCCGCTGATTCCAGATGATGTTGAGCGGGTGTGTTCTCCGTTTTTCGGAGGCGGCTCCGTCGAGATAGCACTAGCCAACAAGGGAATCAAGGTATTCGGCTACGACAAGATGAAACAACTTGTTTGGTTTTGGAACGCTTTATGCGGGGATAACGAGCGCCTGGCTGACGAGGTAGAGAGCCTCCGTGAAACTTTCGTTGATCGCAACGGCAACAGCGTTGTCGGATGCTCCAAAGAATCATTTCAGAGCTTTAGAGAGGATCTTAAGACTGATTCATTCATGTTCAGCTATGAGCGCGCAGCCAAGTTCTACGCCATCAATAGATCGAGCTTCTCCGGAGCAACATTTAGCGGCGGCTGGTCAGAGAAAGCTGCAACAGCACGATTCACAGATAGTTCAGTTCAGCGCCTTCGGGATTTTAAGCCGGAAAACTTCCGAGTCGATTATGCAGACTTCGAGGATGCCATTCTAAACCACCCCAAAGCCTTCCTCTATTTAGACCCCCCTTACATGCTTAAAACCAGTCAGAACTCACTATACGGCGTTAACGGCGACCTCCACAAAGGCTTTGAGCACGAGCGGCTTCATTCTATCTTATCAACACGAGATCGGTGGGTTATGTCATATAATGACTGTGAGGAGATTAGAGAAATGTATAAAGACTATGAAATTATCACAGCAGAATGGACCTACGGGATGAACAAAAGTAAGAAATCTTCAGAAATTATCATAACCAACTTGCCACCGCGCGAACATTGTGTTATACTAAATGAAACCAAAGGAGTAAGTGATGGCACGTAAAGTAAAATCTAAAAACAAGCCTGGAAAGGTATCGATGCAAGACTTGATGAGTCTTGTTAACAAAAAGGCAGGGGTAACTGTCGCACACAATTTGTCGGGAGACAACCCCACCGAAGTAAAGCAGTGGATCCCCACAGGTTCTCGATGGCTCGATTCTATTGTTTGCAAGGGGCAATTATCAGGCATTCCAGTAGGGAAACTTACAGAGATAGCAGGGCTAGAATCAACTGGTAAATCTTATATGGCTGTCCAGATCGCAGCAAATGCCCAAAAGATGGGTATGATGGTGGTATATTTTGATTCTGAATCCGCAATTGACCCAACCTTTATTGAGCGCGCTGGGTGTGATTTAGATCGCCTCATGTATGTTCAGGCAGCTTCGGTTGAGTTCGTTCTGGAGACAATTGAAGAAATCCTAGGAGCGACAGAGGAGCAGATGCTCTTTATCTGGGACTCGCTAGCATTCACTCCCGCAGTATCAGACGTAGAAGGCGACTTCAATCCACAATCTTCGATGGCAGTGAAAGCACGCATTCTTGCAAAGGGGATGTCTAAATTGGTTATTCCGATCGCGGACAAAAAGGCGACCTTCTTGGTTCTCAACCAACTAAAGACTAATATCCCTCAAGG